GCGTTCGCTATTTGCGAATAGCGAATGAACGATCCGTTCCGCGTCGTCCTACTTGCGTCCTATTCTTTTACCTCTGGGAAACAGGCAGGATCAGTCCCGTCTGCATATCTGGCAATAAACTCAATCTTCTTCCATACAGAAAGAGATTCAGTCCTCATTGTCCTTTCAGATAACCATTCAAACTGCTCACAAGTGAGAAGCATCTTTGGTTCTGGTTGGGACAGTGCTAGGAAAAGAGGTAAAATCATAGGATGAACGTAAGGGTATTATACCCCTGATGCAAGTATTTATCAAGTAAGTTTTGTAAAATGTGATACAAAATTTTACCTGGGAGATTACTTTTTCTTTTTCTTTTCGGGTGCTTGGTATCCCCACATCTTTGGGTTGGCTTTCCCATCAGTCCATTTCATTCCTCTAAAATCACGATACTTGTCCCAATACTGATCAAAGATATCAGACTGAAGACCTTGAACGATATCATGTTTTTGCTCATCGTTGTCGCCATAAGTTACAAGATACGAATCTCTTGGTAGAGAAGAATCTTGTGCGGCAGAAGGGTCACAGTTTACATGAATGATATTAATACCCTTCCCCATCAGGAGCGACCTCCCCACTTAATGTCTGGATAAGCCTCAGCGACAATTTCTTTCGTCAACTTATACTTTTCTCCAAGTTTCTTATCCTTTACAAGACAGATAATTTCTGCTTCAAGTGGATGAAGACCTTGAAGAAGGTTGATAAACATACTCTCTCTACGAATACCATTCATACCATCATTACCACCTTTTACGAAGTGATAAAAGTTCTTACACTCACGGCGAATGGTGGTTCTGCCTTGTTGGTCACTGATTCCAAGAGAGAATGAACCTGTCTCGTGCATATTACGAATGTCTTGAGTCAGTTTGGTAGAGAAAGTACCACTACTAGTGGTCTGCTCATCATACTGAGAATAAGGAACATCTCCAGGAGGAAGCATACTGATGACGCTTTCGTCAAAGTTCCACAGCAAAATCATTTTGAGGGAAACTTCTTCAAACTTCTTCAGTGCTTCGATTTTCTTCGCTTTTGTTCTTTGCTTAGAAACAATATCCAGAACTTCAAAGGCAAAAGGATTCCTAGGAAGATCTGGAATTACTGCTGGTGCTTTTGCCTTTGGAGTTTTTGGTTTACTCGTCGTCGTCTTCGTCGTTGCTTTCGTAGTCATAATAGTTATCAAAGTTAAATGCGATCACCTCATCTGGGATAAGATTCCCTTGTCCATCAAACATTTCGGGGTGAGGTCTTGGAATCTCCCGATAGTTCATCATATATTCTCTTGCTACCCAACCACCTATAAGTCCCACAATAAGAAATAATATGGTCAAGATAGAACCAAAAACTAAACTAATTGCTAACATTTCTTTTGCCTCGGGAAACTACTTTTCTCTTCCTTGACTTGAAGGAAAACTCAAAATAGATGGTGACTTCCCGATTCAGAAAGCAAACCATCTTCTCAAAGATGATGTGGAACGGTTGAGTTTGCTTTCTTCTACCTCCATTAAGAATGAATTCAACGCCACGGTTTATGTGGTCTTGTGTTTTATTTATGTTAGGACTTGATGACTTGTTGTTCTTTGAGGAATTTGATTGTGTCAACTGACCCTCCTAATTTTTTCTCATCACAAATGACCTGTGGGAATGTAGAACCCTCTCCAAATTCGGCATAGAATTCTTCCTTGGTAAAGTCCTCACCAAGATTATACACCACAAAATTGCTATTGGTCAACTCTAATACTTGTTTGACTTTAAAGCAATAGGGACAGTTGTCCTTTGAATAAACTGCAAAATTCATAAAATTAGTAATCTTTATGATAATTTATAATATTATATTCTAATGTGTGGTATAAGTCAACGAAGTGTTTTTTGTCCCTCTCTCCACCATTACCATGGTAAAGGCAAGTATAGCACAGTGTAATTGGATTATACAGCTGACCTTTTTGTATCATTACATTTTCATCACTACACTGAAAAATATAAGATTCATAATCCAGTTTAATATCAAATGCTTGACTTAAGAATGCTAATTGATAATAGAGTTGGTCGTCACCACAATCTTCAATTTCATTGGATATTATTTTCTTTATCTCATCAACTCTACCAATAAACAATCCACTATTTAAATAACGATATGGAGTATCTGTTTCAGGAAAGAAAGAACTTAATGAATCATTTGGCCAACAATTCTTTTCAGCAGCAAATAATACTTTGCATTTAAATTCTAAGTATCTTCTAGTAATTTCTTCAAGTTCATTTGATACAAACACATCATACCCATCACAAAATAATACTACATCGTGATCTGGTAAGTCTTTGATATACTCTCGCAATATATTAATCTTCTGTCCTCCACCAGGACCACTCATATCACTACCATTCCACACAACATCTTTACCAATGTTTGTGAATTTAAATCCATACTTAGATGCTGAATGATGAAGCTTCTCACACTTCTCATCATCACTACCGACTGTTATCGCATGTGTTGTAAAATCTAGAAAAAATTTATATCTATCAGTTGGATGAATATCAGTACCTCCTTCAGACCTATCATATGGAGTAACAACATTATCCTTATAAGCACAAGGACGAAGGTCTTTCATCATTCTTGGTAGATACTCATCTACTGGAATAATACTATTCCTTATTTCTTTGTTTACAAGAATACTTGCTGCCTCTGGTGTAATCGCATAAGCAAGACCCCAATATGGATACGATGGTATCACAAATTTTTCATCAATTGGTTTAGATTCTTCCATCTCCTTCCAACCAAGATACAGTAAGTTGTATCCTTTCTTAAATACTTCTTCTATCTCAGTTAAAGAAAATCTATCACTAATAATAGCATCATCTTCAAGAATAAGTATTGGTTCATTTATCTCAAGACACTTAATCCAAAGACGATAGTGTGATAAGAAGCAACCAATTTCTCCTTGAGTTAGGTGTGTATTAAGGAGGGGATCTATCCAATCTTTATCAGTATCAAACCATTTTTCTTTTAGTGATTTATAATCAATCTCTGCTCCATCAGTTGCCTCAAAAACTTCATACTTAATTTGATTTGTTTCATTGAATTTTTTAAGTCTATCTTTTCTTCTCTTCAAATTAATCAAAAAAGTTTTCATATGTAAAATAAATATATTATATTGTAATTTATACACTAATGCTATATTGCAATGATAGTATTGAAATATTTCATATACACATACCAAGAACATCGGGAAGATATATTAGAAATCTCTTTATAGAAAATAGTTTTGATTGTTTTCACTGGGATTATAGTAAGTTGTATAGAGGAAAAGAAATACCACATTTAGAGTATCCACTATACAATATTCTGGAAGGTGTTGAAGAATGTGATAATCATTTTACTGTAGTCAGAGATCCATACGAAAAATTTATATCAATTATGAATTTGATTATTTCTGGAAGAAAATATCCTGATGAAATATATGAAGTAACAAAAGATGAAAATTGGTTGTTTAAGTTTATAGACAATGAAAGAGATGGTATATTGTATAAATGCAATTCATTTGAACCACAATGTAGTTTTATTTCTGATAAAACAAAAATTTATAAAATGGAAGATGGTATAAATGAAAACTTTGTAGAATGGATTAATTCAAACTATCATTTACATTTAAATAATTACAATATTGATTATCTATTGGATAATGATGAACACCATTACATAAATAAAAATATAAAATATTCTGATAATTTTGATCCTATTGTGAAGAAGCATATTAAAAAATATTATGAGGAGGATTATGTTAAATTTAACTATTCATAAAAAAATGAGATATTTTTTAATTATATTATCATTACTAGCGTTTTGTTCTCCATCAAGTGCAATTACAACAATACAATTTAAAAAACAAATAAGATATTTTAACAGCAGTACGGGAATTTTATTAGAATTAGAAAATGATGAAGAGTATGAAAGAGTAAAAATAAAAAAAGGAATTGCTTGCAACCTTGAAAATAAAGCAGGAATCAATACACACAGTTCACTATTAAGTGCATT